AGGAGCAGGAGGAGGAGCAGGAGCAGGAGCAGGAGCAGGAGCAGGAGCAGGAGCAGGAGCAGGAGCAGGAGCAGGAGCAGCGGCAGCGGCACGACCGACTAGTTCAATATGAGCAGCAGCGTTAAATGCGTTTATCAGTTCTTGATCGCTTAGACCGCCACCCATAGCGGTATTTACCCAATAACTTACCTCACTTGGGTCAGGTGTTCTTCCAAGCGTTCCAGTATAGCCACCTTGAACGATAGCCTCCCATTGCTGTTGTGTGCGTGCCATAATCTTCCCTTATTGCTGAACTTGCTCAACCACCAAATTGGCCGCCGGGGAGCCGGGAGCAAACGCAGTAGCAGGCGCCGCAACTATACTCAAAGCGGTATCCGTAGTCGCAAACATAATCTCAATGTAGTCATTCGCCGCAAGAGATACCGCCTCTGAGATAAGCACCGGGCTGTATCCTGAGTTTAAGTTCAACGTTACGATCCGCGACGACTGGGGAATATCTACACCGTTTTTACGTATCCAAGCATAACCGTCCTTTTGAGAAGAGTTGGTGCTGGTGTATTGCAGCGTGCATGAAATATCGTAATATCCAGATTGCGAAGCAACGATCCGAGAGGTGGGCGACCCAATAGTGATACCGTTGCTTACCGCAGTTGTCGTAAAAGGAATGGCGTAGGCGGTGTTCGCAAGTGCGGCGACGTAATCAGTGGTTCTGTTAAACGTGCCGTAATTCTTCTGCTGCTCAATGGTCGGGCGAACAAAGATGATACCGTCCGTCGTTCCGACTTTAATCACCGCCGCAACAGGGATCACGTTGTTTGGCGCAGTCGGCTTCACATTAGTAAACGCCCCTGCCACGGTCGGAGACGCATACAGAATGTCGCCTTGGGTAAATGCGCTGGTATTTACGTCTCGAACAAAGCCCCAAACCGTGCAATACCCACGCTCGCCAGTGTCAGGCAAGTCATGGGTCATAACGCCCAAGATATAAAGAGAGGACTGTGAACCATCAGCGAGGTAGGGAGCAACCTTTAGGGCGTTATCTGATGCCCCCGCAAAACCGACCACCGTGCCGTTGGGGATCGTTACCCCTGTGTTGTTCTGCACCCGAGCGTAGGTCTCCTGCCCAATTTGCTGGACAACCCCATACTCCATATCGAGTTCAAGGGTAGCGTCGTCTGAATCCCAATCTAAGCGCCCGGTCTGGTGGGGAGCGACAGTGCCAGTAGTATTGAAGTCAATATAGTCAACCGGCTTATTCCACGATAACTGCTGGAACGTGTTGTCGATCTGGTTGAAGTACAGGCGCAGGATGTTGTTGAGCTGGTCTTGATACTGCTGACTGTATGCAGGCGTAGCGATAGGCAAGCGGGGGGAGATACCCCGCGTAAGCTCAAAGTCCGCCGTAATAACGTTAGCCATTACCGACGCCCATCCGGACGGATGTCAATACGTGGAGCGCCCAACTGCCAAGTTGTCCCTAGTGCAGTAGACTCAATTTTCATAGAAATCTGGCGCCCACGCACCCGGGTATATACCTGCCCTGTAAATTGCTCGACCGGCACGCTGGCTATCCGGGCCACGTTTGCGTTGTTACTGCCCCCAACCGAAGTTGGGTTGTTATATCCTGAGCCTGAGTTTTGTAACGGAAGCAAAGAAAAGTTTGCGACTGGTGAAGCAGCGGTGGATCCCCGGAACGTCAGATCAGGCAGCAGCCGCCAGACAAACCCAAAGTTGTGTCCGTCATCAATGTCAAATTCAGAGGATGTAACATAGGCTTCAATAGGCAGCAAGTCGCCTGTTTCACCATCATCCACCCCAGTTTCTTGAAGAGTTAGGTATCTATTTGGCGTGGCAGCGATAGGTGCCGTACTTAGTCCACTATCTAGCCATGCAGTGCGCGGCATTGAGCCATAGTACCAAACATCTTCCTCATAGTTGTAGACCACATAACGGTTGGGGGACGTTTGCCCAGAAGAACAGTAGAACCACCATATTTCGTTAAAAGCCTCCACCGTGCTGGCAAACACCTGCTCCGCTTGGGTGAGGTCTATAGTCAGCGCTGGGTCAGAATTCTGGAAAATAAACTGGCGCAAGTCACAGCGCAGGGTCTGCACGCGGCCGTCGTACTTGTAGAACTTGTCCGTACCCATCCAGTAGGTAACGTTATTGGCGGTAGCCGTCGCATTCGGCGACATGATGGAAATGTTTTCACCTAAAGTTTGGGCGCCCCACACGATTGGTGGGCCCAGATATTGCAATGAATACAATGCCGCATCTGTCCAAACCAAGATTTCTTGGCGGGTCTGCCGGGCCGTGATGATGCTGGAGCCGGTAGAAAGCCGTAACTCACCCGCTTGGTTCGTAGCTGCTGGTGCCCAATTGGTTGGGTCTTCCTGATCTGACCAACGGATTAACATGGGGTCTAGATCGGCGGAGCCTTGGGGATTTACGCCCAAACAAATTACAAAACGGGATATATCGGAAACGAGTAGGTTGTTTTGTAATAGTGGAACGTCAGTTCCAGTCAATGCAACGCCTCGGGTCCCAAGACCGTTAGTAGCATCCCAATAGTACAGCGCGCCGCCACGGGGGCCGTAGATCAAATCTTCACCAAAGTTTTGTTGGTTCCAGATGCGCATGGGTTCCGTGCTAGAAGCGCTAGCGCCCCACTCACCAGCCCCCCAAGGGCCCGACCCCCAACCGACTAACGGGACTTCAAGCACGGGGCCAACGGGGATTTGATAGGCACCGACCACAGCCGCTCCACCGTCTCCTGTATCTGAGGCATTCGCTGCGACCGTAGAAGTAATGATGTAACTATTGGAATCAACAACGTCTGTAATTTGGTAGTCGGCATTCAGTACATCGGCAGTTATAGCCCCTCCAAGACTAACCGCCCCACTGAACGTAACAAAATCACCCTGCGACGCCCCATGTGCAATATCAGTAACTTTAATGTCAGTAGACCCGTCCGTTGCGAAAAAAGTCACATCTCCAGCGGCAGTAGTATTGCGGATAGGTGTGACGTCAAAGTACTCGCCACCTAGTTCTATATAAAACTTAAGGTTAGTCCCGATACCCAATACATTCTGATTACTTAGGGTAACCCATTTAAATAGAGACCGGCAGACCCCTAAAAACTGCTGGGCGCTGTATTGCAGCCAGCCGCCAATCTTCTCGGGCGTGCCTTGACGAAAACGAATTTTGTCGCAGTCGTACCAGCCACCTTCAGTAGTGTACCGAGTGTTTTCCCGGTTAACGCCGGGCTTCAGCATTATTTTCTTTAGTGGCATGGCGCGCCCTTATGCAACAAGTCCGGGTAAGTATACTGTTTTCCCGTCTTTTTTGGTAGCTGTAAGCACCTGCTTCTTATTGTCGGACGGGTTGTAGCTGACATGCACCCAGCCTGAATCAGGAACGCCGGGCGTATAAAACTCAAGAATTACTTGTCGAAACTCTAGATGATCGACAACCCACTTAGCAAGGTCAGCGTTGGCTATACCGGGAATCTCGATGTCCGCAGCCATACCCTTGCAGTGGTCGGAAGTCTTTGAACCGCCAACTTTAGCGTTGACATCGGGATGACGGAAGCCAGAATTGACCTTAACACCCATACCGTAGTGATCACGCACAGGCTGCAAAACGCACTCGCACAAGCGAGTCATGTTCTCAATCTCCTCGGCTCCGGGGGTATTGTCCATATCGAGGCGCAATGCTGTATCGCTCTTGGTCATTTCCGCTAGGCTGAAGTTTCTCGTTAGTTGCATTTCCTGTTTCCTTTAACAAGACCTGTACACAGGTTACATCGTAGGCCCGTACACCCGGGTCTTCTTGCATCTTTTGCGCTGCGCGGCGATTTGTTGTTTCACACTCCTGCAAGTACCGCTCAACATAAGAGTAGTGAAAAGTGCAGTCACCGTTCACCAAACATACAAAGGCGACCGGTATCCACAACATCTACTTCTTGCCCTTCATGTCAATGATCTTCTCAAGCGTTCGCCCACCAAAGTAGAACGACATAATCAGCATACCCCACTGACCGAGCAACTCAACATAGGCGGGGTTTGCATCCTTACCAAAAGCTGACATCATGGCAAACGTAAAGTAACCGATCAAAATCGCTACAAGCGTCATAGGCCGGATGTTCTTAGACAGCCATGAGTCACTAGCCATGTCGGCCTTGAGGCGATCGGTCAGATTATTTTGCTCGGTCTCGTACAGCTTGGTGTCATTAGCCATCTTGGCTAATTCACCGTCTTGCTGCATCTTTAGAAGTTCGGCTTGCGCTTTCGCCTTGGCTTCGGGATCAGGGATGAGTTTGTCGACCAGCTTGCCACCGATCTCTAGTAGTCCTGCAATGGGTAGCATTACTCTTTATCCTTTCTGTTACTCTTGGTTCCGACCATGATGCCGCTAAGTGCGCCGACAATAAAGGTGGCAATCGGGTTCACCAGTTTGAAGAACTCGGCGTCATTGGGGGCCTGACCAACCATAGGCTGGGTTACAAAAACAAGGGAGTACAGCACGACGCCGACAATGCCCATAAGGGTTAGGGCCATTGTGATGCCAACGAAGAATCTTAGCCAGTCGTCAAGATTTGGTTTCATTTGGTACGTCTATTAAATACTCAGTACAAGTCTCGTCTGCGTAGCAGGCGGGCGGTTTACACTCTGCCGAGCGTTGGTTAGCTGGATCTTGGCACGGGTAACGGTATGTGTCAGAGCAGCCCGACAGGACTGCAAGCACCAACACAAGAAACACTATACCAATAATGGCTGTCATGCCGTACGTGTCTGCCTGCCCCTGATCCAGCCCCGCCTCGTACCCCTCTTTCCAAGCCCGCATGGCAAGCGGATTGTTTTTGTACTCGTCGGGGCAATACATCAGCGTCCTCCGTTGATCTTCCACTCAAGGGCGGTGGAGATCATAAGCCAGATAACCCAGCCAGCTAGGGCGAAAACAATCGCCACAAAGATGTAGCCAATTACGTCACGACGGCGCTGTTGCTGGTGGATGCGTTCACGCTCACGCTTGAGTTTAATCTGACGCTGCATGTGCATCAAGTCATCAAACGCCTGTGGCCCGTAGGCCAGCTTGACCATGCTCATCAACTCTAGGTGCTGCTTGCGGATGGCTTCTCGGCGCTGGAGCTGCTCCATTGCCTCTTGCTCAACTGACTTGCCGCTACCAATGCGCTTGAAGATGCTGGGCTTTTTGTTGTCAAGTTCAGCAAGCTCACTTGCCTTACCCATCCAAGCGCCGATTTGGCCCAGTACGTCTTCGACTTCCCGACCAGCTTCTACAAGTTTCTTAACGGTGTTAAATGCAGCCGTAGCTGCCATGAAGATGCTGATTGGGTCCATATATTCCTACAGGTTATGGCTTTTCAGGCCAAGTGACTTCTAGTGGAAAACCTTCCTGTAGAGTAATGTCTCGTAACGCTTGACGATATACGGCCCATGCGGCTTTGTCTACGGGAGCGTCCGCAACTTGAGTCCAGTCTGACTCCGCCAGCAGCGCCCCGCGCTCTTTTCTAACGTCAGCGCTTCTCTCCACCTCAAAAATTTGTTGTCTTTGAACGGCCTCATCCGTGTCATAAGGGATAACTTCCCAAACCTGCTTCCAAGTATCACCCTCTTTAACTGGAGCCCCCTGCTGCAAATAGTGAGAAATATCATCAACAACAGGCGCTGGAACATCAACTACCCAATCAAAACCAGCGGCCTGCGTGAATTCCGCTGGAAATGATGTATTTGGATACAACCTTCTTATTTGATCCCGGGTTATTGGGTATTCCCCAGTCGTTGAGTTTCTAAAGGCCATCCTAAAACCCCTTAATTGTTTCTATCATGGTTTCTCAGGCCAAGTAACTTCCCAAGGGAAACCATCTTGAGCGGTAATATCTCGTAAGGCTTGTCGATAAACTAACCACGCCGCTTTATCCACAGTCGCATCCACCACCTGCGTCCAGTCACACCGCATTAGCAATCTGTCACGTTCTGCACGTACATTGGCGGCGGCGTGCTCCTCGGGGAGTTTCTCCACTTTCCAAGTTTGCGTCCATACACCATCAATTTGCTGTACAGACGGCGTAATACTATACACCCTCTCATCTACAGTTGGCACAGAAGCTTGAACCACTTCATACACGTCAAATGCTGCCAGTGTTTCAGCCGATAACGACTTGGGAAACGACGTATTGGGGTGGTCAGCATGTAACTGCCTGATTAAGTATGGAAACTTAATTACTGTATTATTTTGTATTTTTGCGTACATAATTTTACTTATACAAAATCATACGTATAAATGCCTGAGTTGGAGCCCCCTGCAAGAAACAGCATTGTCCCGTCAGGTTTAAAATTGAAGCCATTTGAGACAGAGTCTTGCAAGGCAACCATCAAAGTTCGTCCAGTATAAGTTGCTGTACTAATATCCCAAGGAGTGGACAAAATATATTCAAAAACACTTTTTTGGTAGACAGTTGCACTAAGGTATCCCAGCACAAACATTTTTGTGCCGTCGGGTTTAAATCTTATAGACTGGCATATCCTAGTTTCTGACGAAAGACTTTTTAATTGTACATAAACCGCTGTGCTAATATTCCACGCAACAGACAAAGTATATTCAAGAACCTCCCCAAAACTATTTCCGTAATACATTTTTGTACCGTCGGGGCTAAAAAATAGACCGTATGGATTAATCGTAACAGACAAACTGCCTATCCAACTCGCCGTGCTAATACTCCACGGAGTAGATATAAAATATTCCTGTACAGCATCGCCACTAGTACCTATTATATACATTCTTCTACCATCGGGCTTAAAGAAAATCCCCGATGCGAAACCTTCTTGAGCCCCGAAATAATATTCGCTGGGTGTAGCTATAGGAGAGTATACTTCCCATGGCCGCTCCGGTGGTATGGCGTACTCATATACAGTATTGAACCCTAGCATATACATTTGTAAGCCGTCAGGTTTGAACTCTACATTTTGGGGGGAACTTTCTTCAGTTCTAACATTTAGATACTTAGTTGTGGGGTATTGAAGATATGCGCCAGCAATCTCGGATGGGGTTGGCAAAGTATATTGGGCGACAACGTATGGGGTGGTAACATATATTATGTCATCATCAGGGTTAAAGAATAGTCCTCTCGGACCAGTATTCGTAAGGGGGTTAATATTGACGCTATTACCAGTGTAAGTAATCCCGCCTAGCCAAGGAGTAGTCAGAGAATATTGAAATATTGTTCTGTTCCAGTTACCTACTACGTAAAAACTTGTGCCAGTGGAATTAAAAGCAAAAGCGGTCGGTTGCCGTTCTTGGGCGGTTACGTCAAAAATAGCTCCGAATGTGAAAGCCGTAATATCCCAAGCAGTGGAGAGGTTATATCTATATATGCGGGCATAAGTAGTACCTGTACTCCCTATCGCATACAGGTTCAATCCGTCAGGACTAAAGGATAACGCTACCTGGGTACTAGTTTGACCACTTAGTACAGGGCTTGACTGGGCATTTATCGTATCTATGGTACTTATGTCCCATGGCGTCGATAAAGTTAAAGAAAATACTTTGATGGCCCCTAGACCAAGAATATACACCTTAGTGCCGTCGGGCTTAAACCATAGGCTGACTGTATCAGAATCAACAGAGTATAAGTTAGGGCTTTGTTTAATAAAAGTAGCGGTACCGACGTCCCATGGCGTAGATAAATGGTATTCAGCTATCTTATCGTTGAAGAGTACGCTATCGTTCTGTATAGTGTACATTCTTGTACCGTCCGGGTAGAAGTATAGCCCCCTTTGAGGAAAATCGAGAACTGCGCCCGCGCTATAGTAATTTATAGGGGTCCCTAAATACTGCGCACTGGATAAATTCCACGCGGTCTCCGCGCCTCCTGCGGCGGCCAGTAAAGATTTACTTAACATTAGACATAACTCCCTACGTAAGCCCCGTAAAGTGTGGCGGAAATTTTCCAAAACACGAAAGTATCTGCGGCTGTCAACGATGGGGCGGTGTTACCATTACCAGTCACCCATGTAACCGTAGGCCACGTCACCGTATTGGCTCCCCCATCTGTGATCATCAGTACCAAGTTTTGACCTGCGGAAAGGCTATCAGAAAAAGTCACAGCCCCAGTCGTAGCGCAAGTTTGAATTGTTCCATTAGCAGGGTCTAAAGCTATAGTTCCACTAGTTGCAAGTGTGTGGATTTGTTCCGTGTAGCTGCCATCAAATACTAAATCTGTGACGGTCTTACTTGATAGTGTTTGCGTATCAGTTGTGCCAACTAGATCGCCAGTAGGAGCAGTCACCGCAGTAATAGGGCTGGTGCCGCTACCCTTTAAGATACCTGTAAGTGTTGTTGCACCCGTACCCCCGTTGACGACCCCAACAGCCCCAGATATAAGGGAAGATAGCTTAACAAAATCAGAACCGTCCCATACAGCAATACACTTTTC